TCGCCGCTAATCGTATTGCGAAGATGACTCCGGCGGGCGTTTGGTCTGCGCTGTCTACCGGCTCGTCGGCTGACGTGAACGCGATTATTGCGGACAACGCGGGCAACATCTATGCGGGCAGTACCGGCACCTTCGGCGGGGCGGTGCCGATCGCGGCGAAATGGACAGGCAGCGCCTTTGTGTCGCTGGGCTCGACGCTCAACGCGCCGGTGTATTCGCTGGCGTTCAACAGCTCGACCAACCTTTTCGCGGGCGGCAGCTTTACGGCGGCCGGGTCGATCACCGCAAGCCTGATCGCGCAAAATAACCGGGTCGAGTGGGCCCCGCTGTCGAGCGGCATTACGGCTGCCGCCGGCACACCGGCGGTATTCGCCATGCTCTATAGCCCGAGCGCCAATTTGCTGTATGTCGGCGGCGACGCCTTTGCGACTGCCAGCGGCGTTACACCGATCGACAACTTTCTGATCTGGAATGGTGCGCAGTTCCTGTCGCCTGATGTCAATCTACCCGGGGCCCCACGGATCAACGCGCTCGCCTACGATCAGAATCAAACGCTGTATGTCGGCTTCAGTACGACCGGCACCGCAACGGCCGCCGGGACAACGACGATCACCAACCCCGGCACCGCGCGATCCTATCCGGTGATCGTGCTGACTGGGCCCACGAGCGGCACATCGCGCATTTATCAGATCGTCAATACGACAACCAACCGGGCGATCTATACGAGCCTGACGATGCTGCCCGGCGAAACCGTGACCATGAGCTTTACGCCGGATAACTTATCGTTTCAATCTACGTTCCTGGGCGATGTCGCGGGCAACATCATGGCCGGGTCGAATACGGCTGACTTTTTCTTGCAGCCTGGGCCAAACGTGATCAATGTGCTGAGCGAAGCGAGCACCGTCACGGCGACGCTGTATTATCGGCCGGCCTATGCCAGCCTCGACGACGTGCCATAATGGCAGTATTTACGACACTGCGATTCGGCGATCCGTTTGGCGTACCGCTCGTCGAGTGCGCAACCTACGGGACGCCGGGCGGGGCAGGCACTGCGACAGTGCCGCTCGACGTGACGCTGAATTGCAGCCCGGGCGCGATCGGCGTACTTGAGACGACGCTGCCCAACAGCTTTAACACGCAATTTCTGATCGAGGATGGGCGGATCGGTGTTTGGCGCTCGATCAATGGAGCCCCGCCATACCTCGACAACGGGGCGATCTATCAGATCAGGTATCTGGACTATGGCCCAACGTCGATCTTCGTTCGGGCCTATCACGCGACAAACTTGCTCGACCGGCGGATCATCGCCTATGCGGCCGGGTCGACCTATACGACGAAGGCGGCGACGGCAGCCGACAACCAGATCAAGGCGTTTGTCAACGAAAATATGTTGGCTGGCATCGTCGGGGCCGATCGTGATGGGGTTGAGACGTACGCCGATGTGAGCGCGTATCTTACCAAACAGGTTAACCTGGGCCTGGGGGCATCGGTTGCCAAGTCGGCGGCCCGGCGCAACCTGCTGGACGTATGCACCGATCTGGCCCAGGCGTCGACAACGGCCGGCGTCTACTTAACCTTTGAAGTATTCGCGCCAACCGAATCAACCTTAGAGCTCAGAACCTACGCAACCCAGCGCGGGATCGATCGCAGGGTTGGCACGTCGAGCCCGGTCGTACTGTCAGAGGCTCGGGGCAACCTGATCGACGCGCATTTAGTTATCGACTATACCGAAGCGGCGAATTTTATCGTTGCCGGTGGGCAGGGCGAAGAGGCCGATCGCCTGATCGGGACGGCCTTCGACGCGACGCGCGCAAGCGCGAGCCCGTTCGGCCGGATCGAGAAATTTCGCGACGCGACGAATGTCGCTGCTCAGGCAGCGGTCGACGATGAGGCCGATAGCGGCTTGCGTGCGTCGCGCCCGCTGATCCTGTTTACCGGCGAGCTCGTCGAGACTCCAGCGCTGACGCGCGGTATAGACTTCGATCTCGGCGACATCGTGACAGCTGAGAAGAACAGTTTGCAGTTTGATGTTCGGCTCGACCTGATCCGCGAGCGGATCGACGGCAGCGGCAGGCGCGTCGCGTGCGGGCTCAGGAGCGTGACATGAGCGATCAGAATGACATGCTCAAGCTGCTGTATGAGAATAATCAGCGCCTGAAGCAAACCGAGACTCGCGAGGTGCCGGGCAACGTGCCGGGCTTCTCTCAGTTTTATGATTTCGGCACCTGGGTGCCGACGTACTTAGGCGGCACGACGGCCGGGGTAACAACCTATACAACGCAGGTCGGGGCATGGGTGCGCATCGGGGCGCTTGTTGTCGCGACAGCAACCGTCCAATGGAGTGCCGCAACCGGTACAGGCGACGCGCAATTGTCGCTGCCGTTTACGTCAGTCAGCACCACCAATAAATTCTATGCGGTGCCGGTTCGTACCAACCTTGTCACGTTCGCAAACTCTGCGCCGGTCGGTCAACTGATCAACAACTCAGCATTTATTATTCTGACATCGCCCGCCACCAACGCGGCGTCAGCGACAGTCCAGATCGAGGCGGCCGGGCTTGTCATTTATACTGCTAGTTATTTCGTTGCCTAAAAAGAAGGGAAGGGCCATGGCAGTCGATCAGGTCGAGAAACGTCAGAAGGTTGCGCGCGACGCGACGGCACTAGCGCCGAATCTCATGGCCGCGCTGTATAACCTCGACGCGCTCAGGGCCCAGCGCGATAGCGGGGGGCCCGGCGGTACGCCGCTTGCGTTCTTGGATTCGGACTTCTTAGGACAGCAGGGGCTGAAGCATGTCGACAAGGCGACGATCGACGCCATGTTTGCAGCGATCCCGACGTTGCTCTCAGCCTTCAAGAATCAAGGCTTCGACAAGGTTTTCGAATCGATGAGGCCCTAGCCATGGCACTATTTACCCCACTGATGAACTATGCAGGCTATGAGCATGTGCTCAACGCCATGCCGACGTTCTATCATCCCAACGGCAACATTTACGGGATCGCCATCGCAAAGAAGGGCGGCACCTCGCAGGATCTGCAAGTGTTTCGCGTGCGGCCTGGCAGCCTGAGCAGAGAGCTTGTGCATACGTTTCGCGGTGGCGGCGTCGACGCCGTATCGCAGATCGCGGCTGGGGGCTGTGTCATTCGGCAGGATGGGTCACTCTGGGCCTGGGCTAGCGCAGTGCCGCAAACCGATCCGGATATCACAAAAACCGGCTTCGTCGGCGGATACTGGGATCCGATTCCGGGCGTCGACGACCCATGGGCGGCCGGCGGCGTTACGCTGCTGCCGAGTGTTCGGACGAATCCGGCATGGGAAGCCCGATCGTTAACAGCAGGCGTCATGCTCGACATACCGGCGACGTTTGGCGTACCGGTTGCCAACAGCTATCTGGTACGATTGACGATGAACGCGCCGATCGCCAACGTACGCGCCCGTTGCGGAACGACGGCGACTCCGTTTTTCTTCACCGTGAACAGTCAGGTTGCTGGGGTTGACAACATGGATCAAGGCTGGGTGCCGGGGCCATTGTGCTACGTCAGCCCGGCCCAGGGGACTCCGGTGATCTGGCTTCAGGTGGTTGGATTCGCCTAGGCGACTTTGCGATCGCGGATCGCCTTCTGTCGGGCGCGATCAATCTCTTCAGCCTCGGTTGCGGCGGCCCGGCCGCGCCATCCCAGAAGATAGAACCAGGCCCCGCCAAAGAAGAGCATAAATAGCAGCCCCAGCGCCGCGCTACCCCAGAAGCCATGCCAGTCCAGATCGAGGCTGAGCGGGGCTATGAGCGCCGTTATGCGAAAAGCTACCCCAATGCTCAGGATAAACAGCGCCGCACGCCAGAGCGCCGCCAGTGGCTTTAGGAGCCATCTAGCGGCGATGATGCCGACGATGAATGTTATCATGTAGAGCATTACGGTGCCTCATCACTCCCGAACATAGCTGGGTTGCGGCTTGCTTCTGACAGGATCTTCATGGCAGCCTGCCTGCTATCCAAGATCGCTATTGTACCGGCAGTCCTGGGGGCTCGACCGCTGATCACGCCGGCACGTGCGCAAAGGTCGAGGAAGCCCGCCGCGCCATCCTGGGTCATGTCGACGAGTTTGAAGGCCCGATGGCCAATGTTGAGTTGCATCGGGCCTTTGGTTAGACGCTCGATCGACAGTGAGCGGGGCTGTTCCAAGATCAGCCACAGCACCGCTAGTGCCACATGGCGCATGTCGCGCTCAGTATATGACCATTCGCTCATCTGCTGAGCAGTGATCATGCCGTCACTACTCTGGTACTTGTCGAGCTCTGCCGAGTGCCATGCATAGACCATGGCATGATACTGCTTGATCGCGTCAGGGATATCGGCAGACAACGGCCAAAAGAATCGGGCCCCAGCCAAGACGAGCAGCCCGCCGAAGACTGCGCTGATCAGTTGCAGGCCGGTCGACAGCGGCATGGCCCAGTACACGAACAGCGCGCCAACGCCGATCGGCAGCAGGCTGATCATCGTCAGTCCGAAGAGCGGCGCAAGCGTCGCAAAGCTGGGCCGAAGACTGTTATAGTCGAGCGGGCCATGCGCTGGGCTCTGTATCGTTGTTGTCGTACGTCCTGAGAACATGATACCCCTATGTCATGCAAAAGCCGCTTTCGCATGTGTCGTCAAAGTCCATCTCATGCTGAGTGCCTTGCACAGCTTGATCAAGTGGTATCCGATACTTTGTAAAATACATACCATCTTTACCTTTGGCGGCGCGCTTATCATTAATATGCAATTCTAGCTTGATCGCCCGGTCGAATAGATCGGGGTGCTCTTCTTTTACTTCACGCCAGCGGCGCACCGATCCAAACGGACAAAACCAGCATGATGACTTCGGCGGCACCGGTAGCCCGGCTTTTTCAATGATCTCGACGCATCGCCCGCGCGACAACCGTAGATCGATCAATGGATACTCGCGAATAATGTATCTTTCTGGGTTGTCATTGCGCATGCGGTGATACTCGTCGAGGCTTATTCCCAGGCCGATGATAGCAGGTTCATCCTTCGTTGCCCCGCGTCGCTTGGCTTCTTTTGCGATCCGCTCAACTTTATAATGGTTTGTACATGATCGGTTTGCTAGCGGGCCATGTTCAAAATACATAGGTATGCTCGGGGTGTTCTCGTCAAAGAGCAATTGATACAATGACCGCTGATGAGAATAGACCGGCGCAAGCTCGACAAACTCAACCCCATGCGCCTGAGCATATGGCATGGCAATATTGCGAACATAGTTGATCGTATCAGGATGCTCGCTATCATCGCCGACATTGCAAAACAGGTGTACAGGATAGTTGATCAAGCCCTGGGCCGATAAGACGAGCGCGGCAATTGACTGCTTGCCGCCGCCGGAACTGAAGAAGCGAAGTTGTGCCATGATGCTTTACACTCCATCTGCCTTGATTCTGCTACGTTGTCAATTATGCTGCGTCGACGTAGTTACCCAGCGACGCAGATCCCATGCTGTTTGTAGTGCTTTCCGTGCTGCCCCGCCATCGCCAGCGAAACCGGCTGCTGACAGTATTTACAGGGCTTCAGCGTCGCCGCGTCGCCGGGCAGCAGTGCCGGCGTCGAAATATCCGTTATACGGTAGCCGCTGGCGTCGCTGGCAGGCAGATCCAAAGCAGCGCCGGCTGGGGCTGTCAACAGTTTACGCGGCTGGGCAAGGTGCAAATTGTACAGGATCAGGATCACGGCCGATGCGACGTGCAGCCCCGGCAACTGATCGATCTTGCCGCTGTGCACCGCATAGCTGATCGCAGCCGAGAACAGACCTGCGCCGACGATGGTTGCCCATGTCCAGATCCCCACGCGACCATGGCGGGCGCCTGCAATCGTCGCGATCAGCGCACCGTCGAGGCTCAGCGCTTGCGCGATGGCCCCGCCAACGACGATCAGCGGCAGCCAGGCTGACAGGGCTCCCAGGATGCCGATCGGCAGCTCGGGGCTGTCGACGCGGGCCATGCTCAGGACATACCAGAGGACGATGTTGAGCCCGTTGCTCAGGCCCAGAGCCCAGAGGGGCCAGGACTCCCAGCGCTCCATGGGCTTCTCATTCTGTTTCATGTCTATTCCCCCAGGCGATCAGCAG